GGCCGCTGGCGCCCACGCGCACGGCGCCCCGGGCCTTGCGCACCAGGTCGGTGGGCAGGGCCACCGCGTCCACCTCCAGATCGGTGCCGCTCACGCGGGTGGTCTGGGCGTACACAATGCCGCTGGCGTAGATCTTCTTTTCCTGGGCGTCGGGCCGCACGCCCACGCTCTTCAGCACGGGCAGGCGCACGATCTCATTCTCATAGGTCACCGCGCCGGCCGCGGTATGGCTGTCGATGAAGCAGATGAAAGCGTCGCGCACGCTCACGCGGTACGCGGGCTTTTTGCTGGTAATGGTCGGATTGGGCATTTTCTTCTTCCTCCTTCTTGTTCACTTAAACGCTTTCTCCAGCTCCTCGTGCATGGCGTTCAGGGCTTTTTCCCTGCCATCCTCAAAGCCCGTATAGATATGCTTGAGCTGGCGGTTGTCCGAAAACTCCAGGATGGGGCCGTAGACCACGGCGCTGGTGTTCTTGCCAAAACCCCGGCGGCTGTCTTCCCAGCCCACGTTGACCCAGCGGTTTTCCTTGTCCACCCGGTAGCCGATGCTGCGCCGCAGGTTGCCGGTGCTTTCGCCCTCCGGCTCGATGCGGCTGCGCACGCTCTCCACCAGGATGGCCCCGCCCCGCTCCAGCGCCCGTTTGCACTGGCCGGGCAGGCGGTTTTCCACGGTCTGCAGGTACACGGCCATGTTGGCAAAGCCGGGGCTGATGGTCACGTCCCCCAGCTTCACAGCGCCGCGGCCGTTAAAGTCCCTGCGCAGATCGGCCTTGTCATGCCGCGCCATCAAACCCCTCCTCTGCGCTTCGCTAAGCGAATACTGAAAACTGAAGCTTTATGAATGAAGAATTGTATCGTGTCAAACATGATAAAATTATTCATTTTTCATTCTTCAATCTTCATCTTTAAGTTAGCGCAGCGCTTCGCTATTCGCCGCGCACGTAGCACCCGATAATGATCACCCGCCGGCCCTTTTCCTCATCCCACATTTCTGCGGCCCGGCGCACCCCATACAGGCCCGCGGCCTTGAGCCGCTCCACCAGGCGATCCGCCAGGGGCTGCCAGCCGCCGCCGGGCAGGGCCAGCAGCTTCACGCTCATTTCGGTGCGCCGCTCGTACACCCGCCCGCTGGCGATCACGTTGGCCTCCCCCAGGTTGCGCCAGGTGATGTAGGCCGCGCCGGCGGGCGGGTTCAGCATGGGCTCCTCGCTGCACGCAAGCCCCAAGGGCGCGATGGCGTTGGCCATCAGCTCCGAGTATGCGCTCATGCCGTGCCCACCCCCTCCGGCGCCACGCGCTCGGCCCTGAGCCGTATAAACCCGGGCCGAGCCGGCTGCACGCTGACCACGCGGTACTGTTCTTCCCGCCAGGTCAGCAGCAGCCCGTCGCAAAGCCGCTTATTCAGCGGCGCGCGGATGGTGGCCACAATGGGGCGGTGCGTCCAGGTGACGCCGTGCTGGGCGTACTCCCGGTCGCTGCCGCAGTACACGCTGGCCCGGTAGGTGCCCACCGTGCTCCAGGATGGCGTGCTGCTGCCGCCCTGGGTGATCACCGTTTTTTCCTGCAGCGTGATCACGTCGCGCAGATCATCCAGCGTATTCATCGTGTTATATCACATCCCTCAGCTGTAAGGTGATCGCGTTGACGCTGGTCTGCAGGTCACCCGGCACAGTGCCGATCTGATCCCGGTGATCATACCAGTAGGCCGCCAGCATCAGGCAGGCCAGCTCATAGGTATAGCCGGTTTCCGTTTCCGGCACGCCGCTGTCCGCCAGGTATTGCCGGGCGGCGTTCAGGCACAGCTGGCCGATGCCCGGCTGGAAATTATCCTCCCCCGCGTACAGCAGGTCGCGCAGGGTCTCGACCGTCGGCACAGCCATGCCCGATCACTCCTTTTCTCAGTCGCCGGCGCCCGCTTCCACTTCCGCGATGCGGAAGGCGCTGCGCAGCCGCCACTGGATATCATACCAGAAGGTGAGCACAAACTTGTACGCGCCCTTGTCCACGTCCTTCAGCACGTCGGTGATGGTGTCCAGGTCATAGTTGATGCCCACATACTGCCAGTTGCCCACCACGGGCAGGCCGAAGTAGTCGCACAGCACCACCGGGCGGCCCAGGAAGGTCTGGGGCATGTTGGGGAAGAAGGTGCCGCTCTGGTTCACCATATCATCGATCATGCCGAACCAGTCGGCGGTGTTCATCACGATATTGGCGTTCTGGCGGTACTGCTGGGGCAGGTCGGCCAGGGCCGCGGCCACGGCCTTGCGCTTGTCCGCGCCCTTCACGTGCTTGATCAGGGGAGGCGTGCCGGTGCCGGTGCCCAGGGCGTAGGCGCTCATGTGCACGTAGTCGCCGGTGGGCTCCGCCGCGCCCAGGCGGATCATCTCATTCAGGGCAATGCCCTGGCGCAGCGCGTCCTCCACGGCCTGGGCCACGCCGGTGTCACTGCCGTTCAGCACGGTCTCGCTGATCTCCACTTTGATCTTCACCTTATGGCGGCCATACTCCACCATGTCGGTGCTGGCTTCCAGCTCATTGGCGGTCTGCTTGTCGGTCACGTCGGCCAGGTCGGCGGCGTCGATCTCCACCGTCATGCGGGGCTCGCTGTAGCCGGTGATGTTGGTCACCTTGGCCAGCGGGCGCACGGGGTTCTCGATGGCGGGATCCAGGATCAGCTCATTGCTCATGTTCTTGGGCATCAGGTTGCTGCCGTTGCCCAGGTCGGCGTCGTTCGCCGGAATGGCGCCCAGCACGTCGTAGGCCATCTGGGGCACGGCGGTGCCGCGCAGCATCGCCTTGTACACCATGCCGCGGGCCGCCTGGTGGCGCTCCTTGTCGCTGCCGGCGGCGCTCAGCGCCTTGGAGCCCATCTTGGCGCGGCTTTCCTCCGTCAGCCTGTCCATCTGCTGCTGCAACATCGCCCGGCGCTCCTGCAGCTCATCCCCCCGGGCCTTGGCCTTGCGGGCCTCGGCGATGTCGCTGGCAGGGTCGGCGGCCATCTTGGCCACACTCTCCTGCACGGTGGCCAGCTCCGCGTCCAGCGCGGCCATCTGTTCCTTCAGTGCGTAGATCGTCATCATGTTTTCGTTCCTCCTTTTTGTTTATCAGATATCCGCGCCTGCGGTTATCCACCAAATAGCGCTTCGCTTAGTGAATACTGAAATCTTCAGTTTTCAGTCAGCCTTGCGCTCTTGCCCATTTCAGCAGCTCCTCCCGCTCGGCGGCGTCGTTCTCCCGCTGCCACGCGGCCAGCTGCCCGGCCAGCTTCCTGCCCTCCATGCCGGCGGCTTTCTGCAGCCCCCGGCGACTGAAGGTCATGAAGGCGTCCTCCTTGTCCTTCGCCGCGTCCAGCACGCCGGTGGCGAAGCCGTAGTAATGAGCCTGCCGGAAACCGCAAAAGGTTTCCTCCGCCATCAGCCGCAGCGCCGTTTCCTTGTCAAGCCCCGTGCCCTTGCAGTACACCTCGGCCACGGCGGAGCGCAGCTGCTCCAGCCAGTCGGCCGCGCGGCGCAAGTATTCCGGGTCGGCGCTCCATACGCTGGCAGTGGGATCGTGCACCATGATGCAGGCGTCGGCGCTCATCAGCCGCGTGCCGCAGGCCATCAGCGGCAGGGTGCCGCTGCTCATGCACTTGCTGCGCACGTGGGCGATGTTCTCTCCCTTGCGCGCCGTCAGCGCCTGATAGATGCCCATGCCCACGTCCACGTTGCCCCCGAAGGTATCGATCTCCACCGTCAGCGGCTCCCCGTCGAACTGGGCCAGGGCGGCCATGAAATCCTCGGGCGGCGTCACCGCCGGATCCTCCATGCTCCACCACAGGCTGTCGCTCTCAAAATCCTCTTTCAGCACCAGGATCGCGTGGCCGTCCCCCGCGTCCCGGGCCATGCCCCAAAAGTTGCTCATGTCATCCTCCGTTTCCCGGCCGGGCCGTGCCATCCACAATGCGCTCCAGCGTATCCAGATCCCGGCTGGCCAGCAGCACATCCCCGCCCGGCACGGGCGGCAGCCGCAGCGCCTCCCGGATCTCGTTGGGGGTTTTGCCGGCCCCGCGCACCCGCTGCTGATCCACCTGGGCGCTGGTCAGCGCGTCGGTGCGTATCAGCGCGTCCAGATCCCGCACCCAGCGGAAGCCCTGGGCCCATTCCCGCTCCGTCAGCCATTTGCGGTTGAACTCGGCCTCGCTCTGGCGCAGCCGCGGGGCGATGGTGTGCATCACGTACTCCAGCGTGCTGTTTTCGTTGCTCTCGTAGCTGCTGTTGGTGTAATCCCCCAGCAGGTGGGGCGGGATCATGTACACCCGGGCCACCCGGTTGGTGGTAATGCGCTCCACGTCCAGCACGTGGGCGTCGATGGGGCTCTTGGCCAGGATGGTGGCCGTGATCCCCGCGTCCAGCACGATCAGCGATCCCCGGCTTTTCTTGTAGTTCTCCCGGAAGTTCTCCACGGCCTTGGCCCGCTTTTCCGCGCTCACCGCCGCCGGCACGTTCAGCACCACGCTGCTGTTCACCCCGTCGATCTGAGAGAGGGAAAAGCTCTTGATGCTGTTGTCATAGGTCAGGGTGCCGGTCAGCACCTTCACCGGGTTGATGCCCTTCACCCCGCCCGTGCTGATGTGGCGGATGTGCAGGATGTGGTACCCGTGGATCAGCAGCGTTTTGCCGTCCGGCGGCTCGATGCGGTACCACACGTCGCCGCTGTCCTCATCCACCACCGGCTCCACATACTCGGGGTTCAGCACGTCCAGCGCCTCCACCCGGCCGCCCGGCCCCGGCACCTTCAGCAGATAGCCGTTGCCCGTGGCCTCGCAGCAGGCCTGCCAGGTATTCAGCAGGTCGTACCCGCTCCACTTGGGGCTGGGCGCCCGGTTCAGCAGCTGCTCCCGCCAGTCTCCCGCCATCCGCTGGCAGCCGCGGTACAGGTGCATGGGCGCCATGGCGCAGCTGCTGGCGATGCGCGTCACCGCGCTGAACAGCACCTCGCTGCCCTCCACGCTGGCGGTGGAGCGCGTAAAGGCCGCGGGCAATACCCGCTCCCACGCGCTTTTCTTGTTCCCGGGCTTATCCCGGGTGCGGTTAAATGGCCACATCATAACCCCCCTCTATGCGCTGCGCCAAATGTTCAGCTTTCAGTCAGCGTGCGCATCAGTTTTCAGTATTTGATCAGCGAAGCGCGCTTCACAGATCGTACACGTCGATCCCGCTGTCCGCAGCCTCTTCCTTCATCTCCCGCTGCAGCAGCAGGATGAAGGCGTCCATAAAGGCCATGAAGCCGTCGATCTTGCGGTGCTTGCTCAGCTTGGTCGGGTACCAGTTTTGTTTTTCGGCGTCCTTGTAATCGTGCCGCAGGCGCACGTTGTTCACATACCACTGAAACAGCGGGTCGCAGTTGTGCACCACCCGGCCGTCAATGAAGTGCTCCCGCAGCCGCTTCATGGGCTCGTTGAAGGTCAGCGGCCCCTGGCGCACCGGCACCATGCTGAAATCCTGCCCCATGGCGTGGGCCAGCAGGCTGGCGTTGGCCGGGTCGTAGCCGATCTCCACGATCTGGTAGCGCTCCCGCATGCGGTAAAACCATTCCTGTATCATTTCCTGCTTGATGTAGGGCGCGTCCACAATGGTCAGGCAGCCCTGCATCTGCAGGCTGTAATAATCCAGGCGCTCGCTGTCCCGCTCCGCCGTTGCCCGGGGCACAAAGGTGTGCCCCAGCCGCAGCAGCCGTCCGTCCGCCATGCGCGTCACCAGGCCGGTGCTGCAATGGTCTTCGGTGGCCGCCATGTCCAGCCCGCCCCAAAAGGGGCAGTCCTCATAGGCGGCCGGCTCCACGCTGTCCCGGTTGCGGCGCACCACCGAGGCGCTCAGGTAGCTGGCCTCGTCGGCCTTGGTGAAGATGTTCAGCGTCTTGGTGATGAAGTCGCTCATCTTCCGGGGCGTGCCCTTGGCGTCCTCATAGTCCAGCTCCAGCTGCTCCCAGCCCAGCAGCGGGCTGCCCAGGCTGGGGTTGGCCTTCAGCCACAGGCTGTGATCGCCGCGCCAGTCATCCCCTTCCTCCACCTCGTAGCACAGGAAGAAGGTGCGCTCGCCCACCCGGGCATTGCCCTGGCCCCGCAGCAGATCGGCCCCCTTTTCGTATTCGTCCATCAGCGGGCCGTCCAGCACGCTGCCCTTGGTGGTGATGATCACCAGCTGGCTGTTGTCATACTTGCGCAGGTTGCGGCTGGCCTGGTTGGCCAGGGCGTAATCCCGCTGCTCGTGGTATTCGTCCATGATCACCCGCCCATAGCGGGGGCCGTCCAGCTTTTTGGCGTTGGCCGCCACGTTGTACAGGTTCACGTCCGCTCGGGTGTTGCGCACGGCCTTCTGCTGGGGCAGGTAGAACCGGCGCAGATCGGCGCTGCGCTCCACCATGCCGCGCACGTCGTCCATCAGGATCTTGCTCTGGTTTTTGCTGTTGGCGAACACCACCACGTCCAGCCCCCGGATGCCCATCTGGCAGCCGTCGTAGAGGGCGTTGCCGGCCACGTGCCCCGTTTTGCCGTTGCCGCTGCCCACGATCAGCAGTATCTTTTTGAACCGCAGCAGGCCGTTTTCCTTGGCCTTCCAGCCGTACACGTTGCCGTCGAAAAAGCATTGCCAGGGCAGCTCGGCGAACCGGTCAAACCCGCCGGAGGGCACGATGAACTTTTCCTTGAAGCGGATCGGCCGGCTGGCCGCCTCCGGATCAAAGCGCCAGGGGCAGTCGTCCCGCAGGCTTTGGCCCAGATCCAGCACGAAGCGGGCCGCCGCGGCGCGCACTTTGCGGCAAACCGGCATACGCTCCTCCAGCACATCCAGGGCATAGCCCAGTATGCGCGGGTCGGCTCCCTCCGCCGCCCTGCGGGCCGCGTCAATGGCCGTTCCGGTGATCTCCACCGTTTCGTATTCCGGCAGCGCGCCGCCGCCTTTTGCCGCCTCGATCAAACTCAATACTCCAGATCCTCCTCATCCGGCGCGTCATCCGCTTCCTCTCCGTCGGCGCTCCGCTTGCCGCGGATCAGCCCGATGGATTGCATCAGCCCGGCCTGCGCGCGGCTGATGCGCAGCAGCTGGCTGAGTTCCTTTTTCTCCCTTTGTCCGCCCCGCGGGCTGGCCTCCAGAGTGCTCCGCTGCAGGGCTTCCTGGCACCGGTGCAGCAGCTGATCCATATAGGCGATGGTGCCGATCACGCCCTCCGCCGCCGCCCCGCACTGGCCGTCATGGGCGGCGCGGTATTCCTCCCGCAGCCGGGTATACCGGGCCACCGCCGCGGCGTCCGTCAGGCCGTACAGCTCCTGCAGGCTTTTGCGCCCGCTGTTTTTTGCCATGCGCATCCCTCCCTATTCCTCCGATAAATCAACAACATGCACGCCCTTCGGCGTGCATGCAGTCGGTTTATTCGGTTCCTTGCGGGCGCGGTCAGGATGGCGCTTTTCGTGGTGCCAATCGCACAGGCTGCTTAGGTTATCCATGTCCAGCGCCAGCTCGGGATAGAGCTTGCGCTCCTTTTCATGGTGCACCACCGTCGCCCGCGGCCCGCCTCGGGGCAGCGGCTTGCCCTCCCGCAGCAGCTGCAGGCAGTCCCGGCACAGATAGCCGTCTCGCTCCAGCACCGCGCGGCGCACCGCCCGCCATTCCGGGGACAGATAAAAGGGATCGGCGATCTTTTCATACCGCATCCCCTCACCTCACGCCCCGATTATACCGCCCGCCCCCGCCCGGCGCAACGGGGGCAAAGGGTGGTTTCGGGGGGCAGAGGGTGGCAACTTTTACAGCAACATAAAAAAGCCGGGGCTTTTGCCCCGGCACAAACCATCCGCAGACACTCAAAGCACGAACGGCATTAAACCCCCAGGCGCTGCCGCAGCGCTTCCTGCAGCACCTGCGAGAAATTGATCGCCCGTGCCTCCGCCGCCTCGTTCAGCCAGGCGGGAATGGTCAGCGTCTTTTTGATCGCCTTTTCAGCATGCATCCGCCGGTATGCGTCAGTATCCGCCAGCACCAGCGTTACGATGCCACCCTCCGGCGCCGATACCTTCGCCACATCCGTCGCCTCGGGGATAGCCTCGCCCTTTTCCTCTGCCCGGCTCAGCCAGCCTCCCAGCGCATCCTCCGCCATCATCATGGCGTCCTTCAGATCGTCCCCGCAGGTATAGCAGCTGGGCAGATCCGGGAAGCTGACGTTATACAGCCCGTCTTCCCGCTCCAAAATTGCCGCAAATACATATTTTGCCATCGCTCTGTATCCTTTCCGGACGGGGGCTTATTTCAGCCCCGCGTCCCTTTTGATCTTGTTGACTGTTCCCGTCGGAATTTCCTTTGCCGGGTGCCTGGGCACCTGTATTTCCTTCCCCGTTATGGGGCTGTACCAGAAATCATGCTCGCCGCGATGCTCCAGAAACCTGCATCCTGCCTTCTTCATCAGTCTGGTCAATTCGCTCGTCTTCATTCCTGGCCTCCTTTCGCCTTCTATTATACACGTGTTAACACGTATTGTCAAGTGTTTTTTACAAAAAATATGCGGGAAAACAGATATTTTCTGCTTTCCCGCGTGTTTACAGCATCTCCCCCATGGCGGCGCAGGCCCGCTTGATGGCGGTGCGGTAGCTCACGGCCTCCTGCGGGCACGTTTTGTCCGCATCCTCCAACAGCAGGCGGATATCGTCAAAACCGCCCTTCCAGCGGTCGTAGGCGTCCCGCAGCAGGATCACCTCTTTGCAGGGCGCTGTGCGCGCCAGCTGCCGCAGCTGCTCCAGCTCTTCCTCCACCTCGGGCGGCAGGGCCGCCGCGGCCACCTGCTGCATGGCCAGGGCCTTTTCCGCGTTCTCCGCCCGCTCCCTGTAGTGGGCCGCCTCGTCCGCCGCCTTGCGCTCCCTTTCCTGCGCCTGCTGGATCACGCCCTGGGCGGCGTCATAGTTCCTGCGCATACCGTCCCGCTCGGTGGCGGCCCGCCGGGCGGCCTGCTCCGCCTCCCGGGCCTTGCGCTTGTACTTTTCGATTTCCGCGTCCAGCTGCCGGGTGCTCATTTCCGCCACAGGCTGCTCCGCCGTGAAGGCCTCCCGCTGTATGGGCGGCAGGGCCAGCAGGCTCAGCGCTTTGGTAACGTTCAAATCCGCAAGCGCCTGCGGATTTGCCTGGCCGTATTCCTCGTGCAGCCGCATCAGGTTCTGAGCGGTGCGCTCGCTGTAGTCCACGTTTTTCTCCAGCCAGGCGCCCCATTCACCGCGGGCGACCAGCTCCTTGGCCTCCCGCAGCCGGCCGCCGATCTCGATGGCCGCGCCGATCAGCGTTTCCTTCGCCCGGTCGCGGATCAGGTTGATCTCCGCCGCGATCACATCGGGCGTGCGTGCCGTGATCTCGCTCATACGCTTTTCACCCCCTTGCCCGTCAGCTGGATACCGCCGCGCTCATACATGCCGATGTCGCGGCCCACCGTGCCCTTGCCGGCAAAATCGGGCACCGCCCGGCGCACCAGGTAAAACTCCCCAAAGTCCAGCAGGTGCGCCACCGGCCCCCGGCTGATCACGCCCGTCACCGGCTCCCCGTATGCCCGGTGCACCAGGCACCGGGTGCCGGGCGTCAGCGCGCCAGGCCGCTTGCTCCGCTTTGCTCTCATTTTCATTGCCTCCTTTTTCCGGCCGCTTTCCTTTCGCGTCCGCGTCACTTCTTGAATATCAGATAGATCGCCAGCGCCAGCGCCGTCCACACGGCGCATATCATGGTCACGGTGTCCATCGCTTCCATATCCGCCAGCATCGCGCTGATCCGCGCCAGCTCCTCCGTCATGGGTCAGCTCCACCCCCTCAGCCGGCAGAACAGGCAGCCCAGCGCATTGCCCAGGTAGGTGATCGGCGCCAGCAGCGCCACCTCGGCCAGCGTGTGCGCCAGTCTGGGCATGTTCGCGTACAGGGCATCCATTTCCGATACCGGCGCTTTGCTGCCCGCTTTGCGCAGGATGTGATGCCGCAGCAGCCAGCTGCCCGTGATCCGCACCCCGGCGCGCTGCGCCTCCCGCAGCTCCGCCCGGCTCATGCCCAGCACCGCCTCCAGGCTCCGCCCGCGCCAGTTGACAGCCCGGTATCCGCCGGCGTCCATCTCCCCGCGGCCGTCCGCCTGCTGGGCGATCACCCCGGCCAGCCCCAGCTTGGCCAGGTATTCGCAGCAGGGGTAGCGGGCCAGCATGGCCAGCAGCGTCCCGGTATTTCCCACCCCGCTGTAGGCGTCGTCGCTCCAGGCCCGCTCAAACACCGTCCCCCGGATCGCCGCCGCCAGGCTGTTCCAGTCTTCGTCCCGGCTGCAGCCCCAGGCCGTCCACGTGTTGATGCCCACGGGCCGCACCATCGTCATCCAGGCGAAGTCGTCGCTCAGCGCATAGCCGCCCCGCAGCCATTTATGATACGTGCAGCCCTTGCCGCAGAACCACCAGCTGACATTGCGGGCAAACCGTGCCGCGCCCCGGCCATAGGCGTACACCGTCACCTGCACCGGCTGCACCCGCACCGCCTCGCTCCGCGGATCCGGCACGCTGTCGTCCCGCATCACCCAGTACGTCACCCCGCAGATCACCGCGGGATCAGCCGCGCTTTTCCGGTATACCGTGTACAGTTCCTCCGCGCACCGGCTGCTCCGTCCCCGGCCGGTATCCAGCTGCACGCCCCGCGCGCCGCACAGGGCGCACGTTCCTTCCTGCCCGTGCGTCCCGCGCCGTGCCGCCAGGTGCGTGGCGCGGCAGGCCGTGCAGTATACCGGCACGCCCTCCCGGGTCCGCGGATACTGAAACAGCGCCGTGTCCAGCATCTGCCGCGCCTGTTCGTCCGTTTCCGGCGTGGAGAGCCGGCCGCCCAGGTGGTGCAGGGCCTCCGCCCAATCCATCTTGATTGACCGCATCATGCCCGTCACCCCCAGCCCAGCAGGGCGTCCAGATCCAGGGCGCCGCCGTCCTGCTTCTGTTCCTGCTTCGCCGCGGGACGCAGCGGCAGGTCGGGCGGCGTCATCTCCATCATCACCCCGTAGTATGCCAGCACGATCTGCATCCCCTGCTCCGGGTCGATCATGGCCATATTGCCCACCCGCGGCGCCTTCATGGCCGCCT